GAGGTATAAGATATCTCCTGTTGTAAATCCCGCGTAGGAAGTGTCTTTTGCAAAGCCCTTTACAAGAAACCTTGCTGTGTCGTCATCGGTAGCAATGCCAAGCATTCCTTTAGAAGAAGCAACTGCATCAGCATCGGTTTCTTCCCACTGTTGAGATGAATCTAAGTAATAAATCTTTGCTGCTTCAATGTCGCCATCAACCCCACTGGGTCCGCTACCAAAAGCAACGATGTCTCCTTGAAACCCATTACTTGCTGGGTTTGCAATTTTTCTTTGACCCGTAATTGTCAAGATGCTGCCGTCAAAAGTCAAGTTGCTTTCAGCAGTGATAGCACTAGCTCCTGTTCCAGTAAGGACAGAATTACTTGCAAGCGTGGTGGCACCTGTGCCCCCGCTACCCACAGCCAACGTTGACGAAAGCCCAGCTGCTGTTCCGCTAGTGTTTTGATTTAGCGTAGGGACATTGTTTGCATGAATGGTTCCAGCCCCGTCAGAAGTAAGATCAACAGGGATGGCATCTACCGCCAAGTCAATAGTTCCGTCAGAGTCTTCATACGTTGCAGAAATACGAGTCTCTGTGTTGCCAGTAAACATACCACCCACAATGTCTTGAACCTCCTCAGTGCTAAGCTGAGTGTTCGTGTCGGTAGAAGCTATGGTAACCGTGTCGCTTGAAGCGTTGGTTGTTACAGTGACATTAGACCCCCCAGCAATAGTTAGGGTGTCGCTTGTGCTATCTGCAACTACATTGTCTTGCCCAGATACGGCTACTGTGGTGAAAGCATTAGGGGAAGTTCCGTCGGAGCCAGCTGGTCCAGTAGCCCCAGTAGCACCCGTATCGCCAGTGTCACCCTTGTCACCCTTAACGCCCTTGCCAAGAACTGTTGTTGTGCTTGACGTACTGGCCGTTATGGTTATAGTGTTTGATGCAGACGAATTTACAGTTATAGACATTATGAATCAGGATTTGAAATATCGTCATTCACAATAAAGTTGCCCTCTAGAATAGTGGTTGAAACGTCATTCACTGTTTGTTGAATGTCGTATACGTATCTGCCAGCAGCAATCCTAGACATGATTGTGTCAGAAGCAGAAAAGGTTGCGTTTCCGCTGTCATCTATAGTGACAGTAAAATTGTTTGCCCCCTCTCTAGTTACAGCTGACTTGCCTTTTGAAGAAGTACCAAGGATAAGGGGTCTTGCTTTACTAGCCCCAGACTTTCTACCTCTAACCTGCATCAAAAACTCATAGCTAGAGGTGCTAAGAGTTAGGGCTGTGCCTGAGGAGTCCTTCAACAACAAAGCAAGATTAAAAGTATCACCCTTTTTGCAGGTAATATCCAGCTTCTCAGATACATCTAAGTTTAGTTTACTTGCCATTGTTATAACATTTCGCTTATATCAAAACCAGAGCTAGCCTCCTCCAACTCACCTCTGTTTCCTTTTCTTTGTGAGATGAGTTTAGATTGTTTTGATGCTTGTTTATCAACTCTATCGTCTTTTCTATCCTCCTTAAGAACCTCTATTTTTTCTTTAAATTCTTGATCATCGGTCTTGAATCCAAGAGTAGCCTGAGCTCTAATTATTTCTATTTCTTTTCTAAACTCGTGCTTGACGCCCTCCAACTGTGCCTCTAGCTGGTTTTTCATTTGCATCTCTTGAGCCTTGAGTTGTGACTCCATTTGCATCTCCTGCTGTCTAGCTTGGCTGGCAGACATGGCGGCTTGCTGAGCTTGTTGAGATTGCATCTGAGAGTTCTGCATAGCAATGTCTTGCTGCTGCTTCATTCTTTTCTTTCTCCTTACAATCAACAAACGCTCTGCTTGGTTTATATCCTTGAGGTCTCTAATAGAGATGGCATCTTCAAGATCTATTTCTTTTTGAGCCAATGCAACCTGAATGTTTTGCTCCAGGTACTGCTTTTCTTCGTCCTCCATCTCTTTGTGAACTTGAACGCCAAAGTTATACATGGGGAGATCACTAAAAGAAGAAAGGACTTTCATGTTGGTCTCTCCAATAGCATTTTGATAGACCTTCATCAAAACAGAATCCTCTGGTATAATCTGTATGCACTTGACAATGTCTTCGCAAACTTTTTTGAAAAGCACCATTGCCGAGTTTGTAATATCATAGATAGCATTGTTGCCAGCAGATATTGCCTGCTGCCTAACCCCCACCAGAGCATCACCCTTAGGCGAGCTGGCATCCATAGCTTCATTGATGCCTGTCGTGTCCCTAATGAGTCTTAAGTAGTGATTGTACAGCCCGATAAGCTCATTGATATTTCTAATGCTGTTTCCAAGCTCTCTGACTGGAGGGTTTTGAAATCCACCCTCTGGGTTTTTACTTCTGTAGTAAAAGACCCCAGTTTGCTCATAAATGTCATGAAGCTCTAGTGGTTGAAGCTCTCCCCCCTTGCCAAGCTGCACATTCTCTAGGCCCTCAATGTCAATGATAAGTCCATCAGGCTTAGCCTTAGCAATAGCTTGCTGAAGCTTAAGATGAGTAATCTGCAGCATATCTGCAAACCCAACACAGCTATCAACCATAGACTTTGGCATGTTGTCCATCAAGTTGGTGGCAACAGGAGAGTATGAAAGCTTACACCGCGACAAGTCGTGGACGTTTTTGGGGACGTTCGCACTCTTGCCATAGTTGACTATGTGGTTTGTGCCTAAGACATAGGTGCCTCCGTAAAGCATCTGCATCTCCATCTTATGTGGTATGCGCTCGTAAACAGACCCCTGACGCTCTTTAAACTGAAAGCCCTCATAGTAAAACCCTACGTTTCCGTGGCGGTTTTGCTTTTCTTGAAAGTGCATGCAGTCTACAGAAATAAACTCGAAGTCCAAGACCTGAACCATGTACTGGCTGTAATCATTCTTTGAGTTGTAGCTTCTGTAGTCGTTATGGGGGGAGTATTTGTCTGATCTTTTTGAAGCAACCTTCAAGATTTTTTTCAAATCATCATCAGAAAGCTCGTTGCCAGCAAGTCTCTTTAACTCACTAACTGTCATTTCTTTAATGTGGCCTGCATAAACAATGTCTTCAAAAAAGGGATCCTCTGTATATCCGTGAATAAACATTGCAGGATCGACATACTCGGTGCTTATCCCATAGTTAGGATCATTGTTTCTTTTAACAACAGCCATACCGAGCGCAGCCAGGTCATTAACACAACGCCTGTATGTGCCGTCATTAAAGTTGTTCCATGACAGGGTCATATTTGTTGCGACCTGTGCCGCAACTTCAGCGTCAGTTTTTATGTTTGTGTCCAAAAAGATGTCCGCCTCTTCTAATGAATCTGGCAACTGATCTGGATCTACATCTAAAACCAACCCCCCAGTTTGCTGCTTTAAGTTTTGAAGATCTTTTTTTAAAGCTACTTGAGTTCTTAGTCTTTGCTTTTGTTTGTTCTTCTCAGAAGAAGAGAGTGGATCAACAGCCTCAAGGTTGGGGTATGGGTTGCGAGAAAGAATCTTATTGACTACAATACGCACAAATTTTGGCAGAATAGGAACTGGAGTGTAATCCAAGTTCAACAAACTACCCTCTCCATCATTTGGATTCAAAGAAGTCAAAAGCTTCTTATATATGGTAGTATCCTGAGTACCGTTGGCGTAGTGCCTATTTCTTTTAAATATCTCGTTTCTGCTACCATACAAAGAACTCTTGTCGGTCATTTTGCCCCACTGCCCCTCAATGGCTTTTGCATATTGCAGCCCGTAGCTCTTGTCTTGTTTCTCTACAGAACTAGCAAGAGGATCTGGGAAACCAGACTTAGAGTTCTCTTTATTGTACATTTACAGCTGATTTAGTGCAAATATAACAAATCATCCGCGTACCTCATATCTGCGGAAAAAACGCCTTTCATCAAACTTAGATTCTTTCTTTTTTACCCTTGCTTTTTGTGAGGCAAGAAGACACAATCCAGAACTAATGGTAAGGTCAAACTTAGTTCGATCGTTGATTTTAAATCCAATCCAATCTTCTAGAGTTCTGTTGAAATACATCTTGCCGTAGTCACCAGTTTCTCTGTTAACTCCAACGTTGTTGTGTATATATTCCTCAATGGCGTGAGCATGAGCTTGTATGACGTCTTGAGAGTTTGAAGGTATGCCTTTGGTTTTTACATTCACCTTAGCATTTGCGCTCATCAAGTGGCGAGGTCTATCCATTAAGTACCCATCGTAACCTCTTGACTCAAAGTGTCTTGCAATGCCGTACTTATTGTTTTCAATTAAGAGTGGGTAACCGTAGAATACAGCAGCCATCAAGCAGTCTTCATAAAATATTTTAGCCAAAGGCGGACGGGACGCATACTCCAATACAAACATGTTCGCAGGGTGTTGCATGTGAAACTTGTTGTAAAGGTGTAGTGCCCCCTTAGACCCCCGTCCATCGACGGTGGCGTCAAGGTCGTAAGAGTCAACCCCGCCTACCCCCAGCTCTGCATTAGGTGCAATGCGTTTGTTTCTTTCAAACTTCTTTTGATTTCTCAACTCTACTGGAGGCATCCATGCTATTCTAAACCTGCCGTTGGCATCAGGCTTAAATACAACCTCGGTGTCCTGAACCCCTCCTTTCCAAACAAAGTTGCCTCTTACGATTGGGTTTGGAAACAGTTCATCATTGTACTGAATCTGCTCATAGATGTGTCCTACATTAAATAGACTGCCATCAATGCTATCTCTAAAGGCTTCATCCTCTGTGAACGGGAACTGCCTAATAACCTCGTTGAGCTCAGAGGCATCATTCTTGAGGTTTTCTCTTTCATTCTTAAGGTAAGTCCTTGCCCCAAAGACAATATCCTCCCCGTCAAGGCCAGCAACAACTTCCTCTGGATCAGATTGAATGGCTCTCCCGTGCTTGTCAAAAAAACCCTCTAGAGAGTCGTAGGCAGGTATAAACAGCCTGTACAGGCCACTCCTGGTCCTCCCGTTTTTGTTTCTCTCGTTGGGATCTGAGTCTCTCCAAAGATCTTTGTACTCCTTGCCACCTTTGTCCATGGGGTTTACTGTACTCCCCACCATGGCCTTCCCTATAATCTTCCTACCAACAATCAAGCAGGTTCTTTGTATCCTCCAGGCATCTCTGATGTCCGTAGGTTTCTCCCACTTGCCAGCCTCATCTAGATACAACAGATGAAGCTTTTCACCGTCGTATGCGTTGTTGGTGGTGTTCTTCCAGTTTATGACCGTATTAAGAGCCTCGCCCTTCTGCGTAGTCTTATTGTTCTTCGTGATTCTCTTAGACGGCTCGCGAAAAGCCAGCTCCATGCGCGGATTGGTCGTTCCATCCTGAATAGG